TCGCGGCGCCCAGCTCGATGCGGCCAGCCTTGGCCATCGAGAGGGCATTCGAGATCTTGTCGGCGATCGAGAAAGCTAGTCCGGTTCCGGTGCCAGCGGGCGTCACGATGTCGGCAAGGAAGGCGCCGATCTTCGTTGCGTCGCTGGACTCGGATGCTTGGTTAGGGATCTGCGCGCCAGTCAGGACTCTCGCGTAGACGCTGGCCTCGGTCACGGGCGGCGACTCCTGCGGAGCGTTCCCGTAGACCACCGTGAGGCCTGTACTCGCGGCGACGACTGCGGAGAGTGCCTGCCTGATCGCAGCAGATCCAAGCGCCCATGTACCCTCCTCGGGCGCTTCAATCTCCGAAGGTTTGCTTTTGGTTTCATCGGCCGTCCAGGCGAGGCGAAACGCTCTCGCTGCCCACCCTTCGCCCGCATCGGCATCGACCAGCTCGGGCTGGCGGATGCGCACCGGCCCCGCCGTGGTCTCGGTCAGCGCCGAGGCCAGCTGATCGGCGGCAGCGAACAGGCCGCCCTCGCCGGCGCCCGCCGGCCAGACCAGGACGGCCTCGAGGATGCCCCGGTGGCGCAGCCTCAGCCCCGCACCGAAGGCTAGGGAGTCAACGCCTAGCCACTGGATGTCCACGGCGGCCCAGGGCCCGGCCTCCTGGCTTTCTGCCGTGGCACCTGGCGCATTCGGCCACAGCACTTCGGCTCCCGGGGGCATGGCGGCATCCAGCGGCCTCTGGATGGCCTGGCGAAGCCTGGAGGCGATCTCCGAGTAGCTCACACCACCCTCCCGCCGTAGCTGGCGCGCAGCTCCTCGGCGGCCACCAACGTCATGCCGCGGAGCGCCTGGATCGAGCCCTGCTGCCGCGAGAAGGTCACGGCCTTGCCCCCGCGGCGGACGGTCACGGTCGCGGCCTTGCGGCCCTCGTCGATGATCGGGGCATATGCCACGTTGTTGGCGAGGTGCACCACGTCGCCCAGGCTCACGGACTCGGCCTTGCCCTGGTTCGCCGCGATAGTGGCCGAGCCGGACTGGTCCTTGGTCGGCGGCACGCCCTGGGGCGTCGCATTGAGCCCGAGCTGCCAGCCGCCGCGAAGCCGCCCTCCAGGGATGCGCCGGCGCTTGCTCCCGGGCTTCGGCGGCAGCCGCACGGGCGACAGGAGCACGACGCGAGTCAGCGCGTCCAGCGCGAGCCGGCGCACCAGGATCAGGTAGCGCAGCTCGAGATTGTCGCCCTCGTCCGACAATTGGAGGCTCAGGTCGCGGAAGCTCACGTGGACAGCCCCAGGACGAAAGCCGCGATCAGGTCGCCCGAGTAGATCTTGCCCACGGAAACGATGCGCCGCTCCCGACCGTCGAAGCGGACGATCTGCTCGACCTTGGGCTCGAACGTAAGCCCGAGCGCAGGCACGAGCGTGCCAAGCGTCTCCATGAGCTTGTCCGGCTCACCGTCGCGGCTGATCTGGTACTGGCTGGGCGGCGAGCACTTAACCGACACCCACTGGATGGACAGCGGCGTGGTCACGCCCGACGCGACGTCGTACGCCTCGGTCGTCACCCTGAACTCGATGGCCTTGCCGAGCTCCTGGACGATATCCAAGACCTCGGGCCGGATCTGGTCGTCTAGCTCAGTCACGAGCGCATCACGCTCCCGCTGCCACCACCCGCAAGGAGCGGCGAAAGCATGGACGAGACCAGGGCGATGATGCCGCCGGCCGCGCCGATCTTGGGGAATCCGCCAGAGCTGAGCGCTGCGGGCTCTGCGTACTTGGTCCGCCGCTTGATCGGGCCGACCTCGACCTCCTGCTCGACGATCGCTTGGTTGTCGGTCGTGGCGCTGCCACCGAGCGGCACGAGCGGAGCAGCAGCAGCAGCAGCCGCAACCGTCGCCGTGGCGCGCCGCAGCTCAAGCGGGACCGCCCCCTCGATGCTATTGCCGCGCTCATCGTAGGCGTACTGGCGCGGCCAGTTGAGCGATTGCCCGCTGGTGGCGATGTAGCCCTTCCAGCGAGTCACGAACACGGCATCCAGGTACTGCGTAGCCTGGCGCAGCTTGTTTTCCTTAGCCGACGTTGCAAGAGCCTGCCACGCGGAAGGGTCAGCGACCCACTTGCCGATGTAGTCGTCCGCATCGGCCACGCTGATGTAGCTCTCTGCACCAGCGACCGCGGAGCCGTCTTCGACGATCAGAGCCATCAGAGCACCTTGACGTAGGGGGCCTGCTCCATCGACTGGTCGAGCCAAGCCCAACGGTCTTCGTCGGTGGGCGCGGTCTCGCCAGGCCCGGTCAGCACAAATGCCGACTTTGCGTCGTGGACGTACTCGGCAGGGAACTCCGCTTGGAGCGCTTGCAGCACGGTCTGGATCGACATCACGGCCTCGGGCGGGTGATCCTCGGTTAGGACGTTCCACATGCCGCTGTAGGTGTAGGGTCCTTGGAACGCCACGCTGCCGGTGTTCTCGATCCAGACGGGCATCGAGGCGTTGTCGCGGCGCGCCTGGGCCATCTGCGGGCTGTTCGCCTCGATCATCCAAAGCGCCGACGATTGGCGCATGTTGATCAGGCCAGAGAAGAGGTTGGCCGGGTTCGATGCGTTGACCGCGCCGCCAATCGTCTGCGCCGCCACACCGAAGCCGTTGCTCCAGTGGCGCAAGAAGCGAGTGTGCAGCCAAGCCGGCGGGCTCGAGATCGAAGCGCGGCCCATGAACGCGGCGACGCGCGTCGGGGCCCTGAAACGCTCGATCGTCGCGGTCGAATCGCCGCGCTGAGGGCCGAACACTGCGAAGCTGCTAGCAAGGAATCCCGCGCTCTTTGCCCACAGCGCCGCGCGCCGCGGGCTCCGCGACAGGTCGCCAACCTGGAACGTGGCGAAGTGTTGCAGGCAGTTCACCACGTCGCGTTCTGCGCAGCGGCGCGCCATCTTCGCCGGATTGCTGCTATCCAGCGTCAGCACCTCGCCAGGGCCGAGGTTCCACTGCTGATAGTCGAACGCCCCCTGGCCCAAGATCGTCGGCGAGTGCGGCGTATAGCCGACCATCACCACGGCATCCCCGGCCTTGTAGCAGAGCCCCAGCTCGCCACCAAGGTCAGGGTCCCAGCCATCGGGCAGCGTGCCAGAGCCAGGCAGGAAGCCGCCGCCTTGGAGCACGTACACGCGCCGACGGCCGCCGGTGTCCGGCTTGATCGTCGGGTCGTAGTAGACGCGCGCTTGCTGGTTGGCAGTCAAGACGCCCGACGGGTCGTAGGCTACGACGTGATTGGGTCGAAGAAGTGCCATGCTCAGGCGGCAGTGATGTCGAGGACGCCGGCGTTGGTGACCCGCAGCGCGTAGCGCGTGCCGTTTGGGCTGCGGAGAATCAGCGGGCCATTGCTGGTGTGGTTCTCGACCGAGCCCGTGGACAGCGCGAACGTGAACAGGACGGCGCCGTTGCGCTCGAGCGTGATCGCGGTCGGCGTAGTGCGAAGGCGCACGTCTCCGAAAACTCCAGACAGACCGTCCACTTGGATGCAGTGCTCGGGAGCGCCGCCAGTGCCAACGGCAACGGCCGACTCGCTGACCTTGGCGCCGGTGCCCAGGTTGACGCTGACGAGGTGCGCGCCGTCGAACGCGAGCGCTTGACTGAAGAGGGCGCCGACTCCAGTGCCACCCCAGAGCTGGTTCACCACCGTGCCCAGGGAGTCAGAGATCGCGGCGCCCGAGAAGCCTGCCCCGCGGAGGTTGTTGCCGAACTCGAATTCGCAGCGGCGGCCGTTGACTGTGACGTAGCGCGCGCGCGGCAGCGTCGGGAGCCCTTGGCGCGCGTTCGTCGTGGTGCTGGTGACGTTTTGGCGCGCCCGGTCGATGGCACCAAATGCGCGGTGCCCAAGCTCGCGGGCAGCAGCGCCGGTGTAGTGGATCGCGTCCGCTTCGCTGGCAAGGCCGCCGCTCTCCACGTAGGCGCAATAGGGCACGTCGCGGGCGACCACGCGCTTGGCGGCCTCGATGGCAAAAAGGATCGACTCGGGCAGAGTCGGCGCGAGAGTCGGCGCCGGGATCGCGGAAGACGCCGTGCCGGTCAGCGTCCGCGGCATCTCCAGGATGAGGAACGGCTTGTGCGTATGGCTGCCGAACGCGTCGTTGATGATCGCGCCGCCGCGCAGATCGTCGATCAGGCGGATCAGCTCTGCGCTGTAGATTGCCTGCGTCTGCGCCGCCGTGTTGCCGGCGTTGTGCAGGTTCACAGCGTCGTTTTCGCCCTGGCACCAGACGAAGCCTTCGAGGATGCACCCTTGACCGATCGCCGAGTTGATCCTGGCGACAATGCGATCGCGGAGATTGTTCGCCAGCTTGTAGGTGCTGCCCGGGCTTGCACAGTTGCGCGCGGCGAGCGCGCCGGTGAAGCTCGAGCCGCCGATCGCGCCCATCGAAGCGACAAGACGCGCCTCCGTGTTCGTCCGCGCGAGCGACTGCATGAAGCTCATCGCCGGCGAGACGTTGATGTTGGCGATACTCCAGAGCGGCTCGTACTCGGTCGAGTTCGGCAGGTAAAACGGGAACGGGTAGCGCGCGGGGACGATCGCGTCGTCGACGTCCTGGCACTCAATGTTCGGCAAGAGCTGGTCAATGGTCAGCACCGACCGGCCCGAGTTGTAGCCGACCATGTTACTTTGACCGAGGAACACCCACAGGCGCCGCGGGGTCTCAGAGCTGGAGGCCATGAAGCGCCAGAAGTCGATCGGCGCGCCGGCCTCGGGGATCAGGACGTCTGCCATGGGTCAGTCCGCGTACAGCTCGACGGCCGTGGTAAGCAGCTGGTTGGGGCTCAGGATCAGCGAGTTGCCGAGCGCCAAGAAAGGCGCCAGGCCGTGCCTCGATATGGCGAGGAACGGCACGAAGGCCGCGATCTGCCCGGGGGCGTAGCTGAGCCACGCCTCGTTGACCGAGGTACGGCACAGGCCGCCGTAGGGCGTGGCGTTGATGAGGTTGTTCGCCAAGAGCTGGTAGCCAACGACTCGTTCGCGGGCGATCGGCTCTATCGGGCTGCTGCGCTGGCGCCAAGCGATTGACTGGGGCTGGCTGTCGCCGCCATTGCTGAGCGGGTAGCGGACGCGCAGATAGAAGAAGCCATCACGGCGGCGGAAGCGCTCGATCTCGCCCAGTCGGCTGTAGCGGTTCGCTGTCGCCGGCGTTGCCGCGGTGGTGCTCAACACTTCGGCCCAGCTCCCGAAGAGCGTGGTGAAGTCGTTAGTCACAAGCGCTTGGCGAAGCAGCAGGCCAGTCTGCGCAGCCGGCAGCGTCTCGATCGTCACGTCGAACTGAGGGGTTCCCGAGTGCTCGACGCAATAGATGCTGACGATGTTCAGGCGGCTGTCGCGGCCGTCGTAGCGCCCCGAGCGGATGCGGAAGCTCGAAGGCCAGCGCACCTGGAAGTCCCCTTGCAGTTCAAGCACAAGGCGGGCGCCGCGGAGCGCGTTCGAGACGGTGAACTCCGTGTTCGAGGCTAGGATCTGCGTGCGATACAGCGGCCCAAAGAAGTCGATGACGCTGCCAAAGAAGGTCGTCTTCGGCTGCGGGCCAGCGAAGGCCTTCCACTTGGAAGACCCGAAGTCGAAGCCGTAGTAGGCGTCCACAAGCGCTTGGCTCGGCGGAGTCGTGGGCGCGGTGACGGTCTGGTTGACGAAATTCTCAAGCGCAATCCAACGAGGCGGGCGCGGGCTCTCGCCAACGCGGCGCAGGTGGCCGAATGCCCCGTTCGTGCCGTACTTCGTGCAGTAGCTGTAGACCCCCACAAGATCGACGCCAGCAGCAAGGCTCGTGGCGAAGAACTGCTCGTACTGGTCGAGCATCTGCACGTCGTATAGGGCTTCCTTGACGACCTCCACCTGCGCGCCGTTCGTCGGGATCGGGGACGTGCCCCCCTCGTAGTAGATGTACTGGAGCCCGCGGGACGATGAGCGCGCCTTGTGGTCTGCGATCTTCGCGCTGACCGTGCCGTTCAGGTCGGTCTGCATCGAGTTGATCGTGTTCTGCGCGTTCGCCAGGCCGCCAGAGTTGTCACCCCAGTACGGCGCAGTGGCGAAGGCCTCAGCGTTCGAGCTTGCCGACTCGAAGTCGAGGATCGTGTTGTTGTTCGAGTCGTCGCCTTCGTGGTGGCCGCCGATTACGCGCTTGACGCGCGCAGGGTTCGAGAATCGGGCGCGGAAGATCCCAAGCACCTGCCGTGCGCGCCGCGAGTAGAACTTGAGCCGTGCCTGGTATGCGTTTGCGTCAAGGCTAAGCGCGAGGCCTTGGGTCTCGCAGTAGGCGCCCTGGCCGTCGCTCGCGTCCCAGTCTGAAAAACCAGGGTTGAAGTCAAATAGCGAGTTCCAGATCTCGTTGGAGTACTCGACCCATACGTTGATCTGCGGATTCAGCGTCGAGTTGATGAGGTCCCCCATCGACTGGACAGCCGCGTCCGTGTACTTGTGCGGGATGCAGACGTACAGATCGTCCCCGGTGCGATTCGCCAGGTCGATCAGCAGCTCCAACGGCACGCCGCGGCGCGTGGTGTAGCGTGCGCTGGAAAGCGTCGCGCGGTCGCTCCAGTTGGCGTACGGGTGATAGTTGATCCGCTGCCAGTTCATTACCCGCTGGCACGAGAACGGCGCCATGTCGATCAGGAACGCCGGGTCCCACGGGTTCGCGGCGAGCGTCCCCTCGAACTCGGTGCGCGTGACGACGATATTGCGGACCGGGTTCCCCGCGTCCTGCTCGTCGATCCCCAGATAGATGCCCGCGCCGGTTGCCGCCGGGACGCTGAACAGAATCCGCCCAGGGCTCTGCGGCTTGGCCCAGAGGTTGTTCGATTCTTTCTCCTGGGGCACAGCGTCGAATCCCAGGATGATGCGGCCTACGCCCGTGTAGGTGAGAACGTAGTTGCCCGGCGGGTACAGGCCAGCCCCGTCCACGCCGGACACTTGCAGCTCACGGCACATGAGTGTTCCCGCGCGCTGGCCGGCAGAGAGCGTCTGCCAGCCGTTCGCGTCGGTCGCAACGGTGCCGCCGTTGCTAACGAAAAGACCGAAGGTGCCCGCTGCTTCGCTGAGCCAGGGGCGGCTCTGGAGAAACAGATTTTTGAAAGGGATCCCCGACTCAAAGTCCTCGAGGATCGCCTGGTTCAGGAGCAGCGGGCGCGCCATCCGTCAGGTCAGCCCTTGGCCTTGATCACGGCCTCGATCTTGGCGAAGACCGAATCGATCTGCTTGGCAAGGCGAGCCTCGACAGCAGCGATTTCGGCCTGCATCGCCTTGCTGATGCCCTCGGGCGAGTTTGCCGCTTGGGCCTGAGCGCGCAGCTGAAGCGCGGCGCGCTCTTCCGCCAGCTTGCGCTGGACGCATTCCGAGAAGTCGAGTTGTTCAGTCATGGGGATCAGCCGTTCGAGCGGATGGCGACGAAGCCGATGTTTTTGCGGCCCCAAACCCGGTTCCAGGTCGTGGCGGTCGCCAGGGTGGCGGCAGAGATCGTCGGAGTGGAGACCGTGCACTCGAAACCGGTCGGGTGCATCACGTAGCCGAAGCGGATCGTGATCTGATCCGCGCCGCCGCCATCGCCGACAAGCGGCAGGCGGTCGAACTCGATCGGGACCTTCGGCACCAGCGGCGCGTACCGGATGAAGCCAGGCTCCACCAGGTAGCTGGTGTACATGGTGCGCGAGGCGCCGTCGGCCACCGCGGGGCAGCGGTCGTCGATGAAGATGGTCATGCCCAGCGCTTGGCTGTAGTTCAGCGTCTGGGTGGACAGCGACTCGAACTCCGACAGCACGCGGCCGTTGGAGTCGATCTTCTGGAGCAGGCCCTGAATCGCCAGCTCGGCGGCCACAACCGAGTGGCAGACGAAGATCGGCGCTTGCATGCCCTTGTCCCCGCGGGTCAGGCGGGAAAGAGCGATCGCGGTCGGGCTGATCTTGTCGGTTGCAGCGGCAGCGCCGGCGGCAGAAGTGCCGGTGACGCCGACGGTAAACACCATGTCCCCCGAGTCGTTGGCGATGTTGTCCGCAACGACACCCGTGAGGGTCGCAACGAGGTCTCGCTGCTGCTGCTGGAACAGCCACTCCATCGCGCCACCCTGCATTGCGCCGTTGCCATACAGCAGGGCGCCGAAGGGGTCGTCCCCGGCCAGCATCACGGCCAGGTCCATCGTGCGCCACGAGTCGTTGCGGTCGATGCGGCGGCAGATCTGATCGTCAGCGGTCAGAGTCCGCGGGGTCGCCGAGTTGGCCAGGGTGTCGCTGGAAGCGTTGGCGGCAGCGTCGGCCAGCGGCTGCCAGAAGGGAATTCGGGCGATGATGCCCGAGGAGTTGGGAAAGAGCGCTCCGATGCTCGAGTCCGCTTGGGCGATGCCGCTGCGGATGATTCGAGAGGAGAGAGTGGACTGCTCGGCCATGTACTGGCCGAACACACTCGGAACGATCACGTTGGTGACTGCGGTTGCCATCTGTCAGTAGGTGGTCACTTGCTCGAAGCGGCTTGCGCCTTGAGCTGGTTGGCGAGGTCGGGGTTTGTGCTCATCAGCTCCATCTGCTTCGTGACGTTCACCTGGCCTTTCATCCAGGGATTGGGCACAGCAGCCCCGTTGCGTCCCGTGACTCCAGCTCCGACCTTGCCGTTCCCCTGGAACAGGTGGCCGAATCGCTCGTTGGTCGCCAGCTCTTCGATCAGCTCGTCGGCGCGCATGTAGCCAGAGCCGCCGGGCTTGGTCGTGACGCGAGGCCTGCGGCTCGCGGGATCGACCACTACGACGTGGAGCTGCCCGTCCTCTTCGAGCACGCTCAGGTGCTCGCGGAGCAGGTACTCGACACCGGGCAGCGGCTTGTGCTTGCTCTCGCGCAGCGCCTGGGCTTCCGCCTGGGCGAGCGCGGCGCGCTTGCGCTCTTCGCGCAGCGTCAGCACCTCGGCCTTGGTCTGGTCCAGATCCTTGCGGTACTGGGACTCGAGCTGCTTGCGGGCCTCCTCGATGGCCTTGATGCCACTGCCGGGAGGTTGCGCCTCGAGCTCAGCCAGGCGCGCGAGCTTCGCTTGCACGTCGGACGGATCGAGGTCTTTGATCGGGTCGAGCTTCGACTTGAGCTGGCGGACTTCGCCCAGCAGTTCGCTGTTTTTGGACCGCAGACCCGACACGTTGTCGATGCCCCACCCATCGGGAAGCTCGAGGATCGTGGCGTTGCCGTCGGTCTTGACGAATTGGGCGAGCCCCTCGGGCACGCCGTCTTTGCTGGCGAGTTGGAGTTTCAGAGACATTCGAGGCGTTCGGGCACTGCCCACGGCCACAGGCCGCAGAGAACGGGAGCGCCGCGCGCAACGAAGGCCCTGCCTACGCGCCGCGGCTGCCCCGTCTTAGGCGCGGCGCGCACTCGCCAAGCTTGCGTTTGGCCCGCGTTTGGCTTTCAGTCCGCGGTCAGCGCCGACAACGGCAGCGGCTTAAGGCCGGGCCCGATCATGTCGCCGATGGACAAGCCCTTGCTCCACAGTTCGAATCGCCCCTGACCCAGCCACTTGCGCTGGAACTCCTCAGGCTGTTGCTTGAGCCACCTCTCGAAGCTGAGGTCGCCAGGGACCGCGCCGTTCATCGAAGCCCTCGCGCCTGGCGGTGCATCGTCAACGTCGATGCCTAGCTCGCGGAGGCTCTTGAGCCAAGGCACGGTGCTCGAGCGGCAGCGCATGTGCATCGGCGGCATCGGGCCCTTGCCCAGCTCGAACGTCTTTTGGTCGAGGCTGGCGCAAACCTTCGAGGTCTGGCTGTCCAGCGTGGCGACGAACCGATAGCCCTTAATGAGCGCCGCGTTGGCTTCGTAGGTGGCCTGCCTGGCGTGCGTCGAAACGTGGTTGGCGGCCGTCGCCGCGATCGTCTCCGCATGCCGCCGGCTGATCGCCAGAGCCCCATCCTGATAGCCGGCTGCCTTGGTCCCGCTGAGCCGCTTGGCGATGTCCGTGACGCTCTGGCCGGTCTGGAGTCCCTGCTGGATCTCCGAACGCACGCGCGCCTTGGTCGCATCTCCAAGCTCGGAGTACCACGCCTTGAGCACCTTCCCCTGGAACGGGCGCGCTCTGACAATCGATCGAAGGTAATCGGGAGAGGCCTTCTGGAACGAGAATTCGATCGGAACCGATCGGGCAAGCGCAGATGCGGCCCAGCTCGATTCGACCTTGGCGATCGTGAGGAGCGTCTTCTGCGCAGCACCTCGCATCGACGAATAGGCCTCGTCGGTCATGTTGTCGAGCTTCTCGTACAGGGCCGCCAGGCGCTTGCTCGTGGCCTCGCTGATGTCCTGGCCGAGCTGCGGAACGTTCGGCAGCCTGGCCATGACCTCGGCCAACAGGGGCCGCGCAAACTCCATGTCAAAGAACCGCGACTGCTCACGCGCGAAGCCCTCCCGGACCCGCAGCGCCACGATCTGGCGCCGGATGATCTGGTCCAGGAGGATCTCGGCCGCGGTCTTGTTGTCGGTCATTGCGGGGGCTCAGGCTGGCCCAGGGGCGGCGGGTTGTCGCCGAGGTCCGGCATGTCCGGCAGCTCGCCCTCGGCTTCGGCAAGCTCGATGACCTCCTGGACGTTGACCGACTCGCCGAGGACGCCGCGGCGTTGCAGCTCGTTCAGGTAGGTCTTGCGGTCGATGTCCTTCCGCGCGCGGCCGGCTTCGAGCGTGCGCAGATGCTCAGCTTGCGCCAGGGTCGAGTTCCAATCGGAGTAGCACTCGACCGCGAAGTCTACGGGGAGCGCCTCGCCAGTCCACATTGCGGCGAAGCGCAGGGCCTCGACAAGACGCGACTCGAGCAGCCGCACCCACGATTGGAGGACCGTCTGCGAGCGCTTGTCGCCGCTGTTCACCTCGGTTGCGGTCCTGGCGGCCGCCTGCTCGACCATCGGGCGCGCGCCCAGCTCACGCATCTTGCTTTCGAGCCGCGCGATCCACTCTGCGCGCCGCTCCAAGCAGGCGCCGGTGGGCTCAACGAACGTCAGCTTGGCGTTCGGGTCGCGGCTGGCGTTGAGCGTGTTCGGCCCGAGCACGATGCCCTTAGACACCTCGTCCTCGCTCGCGCCGGCGAAGAAGAGGCCGCCCACGCTCGAGGCGAGGTTGTTTTCGTGG